GGCCAGCGTCATTGGCGTGGCGTGGTTGTCCTGAACGAAGTTGAGAACGGCGAATACTGCATCATGCCGCTGACCCTCAAGTACCTGTGCAAGAAGTATACGGGCATGAGTCTGATTGACTACATGAATAAGAAATATAAGGGACAGGACTGGAGGCATTTGGAATGACGGAAACCACGGAAGATGACGGCGACTACTCCCTGTCCCCCGAAGAACTGCGCTACAAGGACTTTTTCAGCTTTCTGCGCCAACGCTATGCCGTAGTCACCCGCCGCCCCCTGTCGGTTGAGGATCACTCCGTCCTGCAACTGGCAACCAAGCTAACCCGTGACACCTACGGCGAATCCCACATTGGCGACAAGGTGTGGCTGACGCTGGTATCCGGCACGACCTGTTACGCCGATACCATCAAAGACTGGGCGTTCGACCTAGCAGACGCGATGGGCGATATTCGCTACACCCGTGGCAATGCCTTGGTTAAGCGGTACGACCCCGTGTGGGGGCATAAGGCGGCGCTGGACGGCATCAATCTGGCAATCTTCGGGAATGTACGGGAAAGCATCAGGTCGCGCTGTACGGCGACTGGCGCGGATAGGAAGGCATACACCCGTGTGCGCAACTTCATCGGCGGTGCGCTGGTGATGCAGAGCCAGCAGTTTGAGCAGGAAGTGGGGTATTCGTTTGAGGTGCATAGGTTATGAGCAGGCTGAAAAAGGTTGGCAAGGTTGCCTTGATTATCGTCCTGATGCCACTTATGCCGTTTGTGGCGTTGGCATCAATCCCCGTCTGCATCGTTGGCATGGCGGTCTTTTGGATGTATATGACGGCAAAGTATGTCGTTGATGGTTGCCCGAAAGAGCCAAGCCCAATTAAGAGAGTGTTCTAACGCACCACCCTGAAAACCCCGTACTACAATGAATCATGGCGAGAAAAGTAAGTAATGACTTCGCCACCCACCTTTAGACCCGCTTGCGGAACTGGTGGGGTATTTCACTAGCCGCCTTCGGGCGGTTTTTCTTTAGGAGTGCCATGACCACCATCGCTTACTCAAACGGCGTTCTGGTGGCTGATTCCCAAGTATCCAGCGCAGACCGCATCTTCCGCACGGTCAAGATTCTGGCGCTACCTGACGGCTCTCTGTTCGGCGGTGCTGGTGGGCTGGCAGACATTCTCAAGGTACGCGCATGGGCGGCTAAGGGTTATCGTGGCGACCCGCCCGAAATGAGCGACAAGGCCAGTTTCGAGTGCCTGCATATCAAGACGGACGGCAAGCTGTGGCTGGTTGACGATGACCTGACCCCAATGGAGTTTATAGGGGACTACATCGCGCTTGGCTCAGGAAGCCCGTACGCAATGGCGGCGATGTATCTGGGCAAGAGCCCCCAGGAAGCGGTGGCTGTCGCTGCCGAGTTTGATCCGGCGACAAGTCTGCCCATTCATGAATTACGCCTCGCTGTGAGGCGAGATAAGAAGCCAGCCCCCAAGATTCGGGCTGGCCGGGGTCGTAGCAGTCCCCCATAGCCATTTCAGGCGAATAGTTGCTACACGGTCTAAATCGGCTGACCGACTTAATACGCGAAGATGCAGGGCGTGATGCGGCCCTCGCTAGGTGTGTACGCTCGCCTAGCGGATATACAGAACTTAACATGGTGGACGTAGGGTGCGCCCCGTCTTATCAGGCGAGATGCCTGAACCGGCAAAACTTTGGCTCACCTCGGTGGGTGTTCTGGTAAATGCGAAAACGATACCTACCTCGAATACTTTTATACGCCCCTGTAGCCATTGGGGTGTAGCTACCTATTGCAGTGATGCAGGGGGTACGTCCACCGGCACGCATCAGAGGGTTCTATTGCCTGAAGAAAGTGCCTTGACTCTGGCGAGATGCCGAGAATGGTTAGCCGTGGCATCACACGGTATTCCATAGGGGCTTCCATGCGTGGTTGCCCCCACAATTTCAACCTGAGAGAGCCATGCCCAAGACCGCCACCAAACGCCCGATGACCCTTGCCGAATACAAGGCAAAGAACGAGAAGGCCAACAAGGATACCCGTTCCCCCTTGGCGAAAGCCGTGGGTTGGGATGCCAACAAGACGCAGTTTATCCGCGACCTGTTGACTGGCGGGAACGATGTGGCGGGTCGGGGCATGATTGCGGGTATGCTCGGCGCACCGGGCGACATTGCGGGCTTGGCTGAGAACAGCCTGCGTGGGCTGATTGGCAAGCCACAGGTTCAGCCGTGGGGCGGCAGTGAGCATATCGGGCAGGCGCTTGAACAGGCGGGTCTGGTGAGCGATGTACGCCGTCCTAAGACCGAATTACTGGCAAGCCTGATAAGCCCCGGCGCGGCGGCTAAAACCGTCCTGAACGCGCCTAAGACGGCTATGACGGCATTGCGGTGGATGGATAACCTTGACTCAGCCCCGACAATGGCGCGGATGGGTCAGCGGGGTGCGATTGCAGATATTCGGCCTGATTTCCTAAAAACGCTTGCCGAGAACGCGCAATCTTTTGACAACCCAGACGCATACCGTAGGGCATATACCGCCGAACACCTGATGGACTTGTCCAACCCACAGAACCATAGGATTGGGCGAATCATTGAGGACGGCGTGGATGATGACACGGCTAGGTATATGGATGCCAAATACACCGCCGATATGTACGGTTCGCGTGGCAATAATGAATACAAATATCAGCGAGAAGCTAGAGTCCCCGATGTGAAGAGCGAGGACGACATGGTGACTATTTACCGTGGTGCTGATCCCGCGCAAAAGGAAATGATGCCAGGGGACTTTGTATCGTTTAACCGAGAGTATGCGCTTGGGCATGGCGACAACCTTTTACGGATGCAAGTTCCGGCGAGGGATGTTGTATTCCAAGGCAATGATTTCCACGAATGGATTTACTCGCCAGAAGCGATGCGTGGCAAGACTTATGACGGTGGCCTGAAAAAAGTATGGGATGAACGAGCCAACATCCTAGAGCGCAACGGTCAGCCCGTCACCGCCCCACAGCCCGGACTACTCGGCAAGATGGTCGCGCCACAGGACGATGCCTTGCGCGTGGCTCAGGCTAACGCTGCCAAGCCTGTGAGCGAGGGCGGTCTGGGTCTGCGGCCTGACAATACGCCGGAGGAACGGGCGGCGGCGATGGGGTTTGATATTGACAACCCGCTATATCACGGCACACGAAGCGATGTTTCCGAGTTCGTCCCGGGAGACGGCGCACATGGGCGCGGCGTTTATATGACCGGAATCCCTGATAGGACTAAGCAGTATTGGGGAGGTTTTGGGGACTCTAGCGGCGGTAATGTGATGCCGCTATACACCAATGTGCAAAATCCCGGCCCGCTTCAGGACGCACTAAGGATATCGCCTAGCGACATTGAGAGCCAAGACAGGTATGTGGCCTTACAGCAACGGATGATCCGTGACGGCTATGACTCTGCAAGCCGTGATTTAGGCGGTCAGAATTGGGAAACCGTGGTATTCGACCCCCGCAACATCCGTTCCCGCTTTGCCGCTTTCGACCCTATGCGCCGTGACTCTAGTGACCTATTGGCTGGCATCGCGCCATTCGGTGCTATCCCGTGGCTGAGGGATGAACAGCCCTAACGCGCCACCCCACAATTCCAGCGATAAGATTAGATAGTCACGGATGACTACACGCACAAGGATGTGCAACATGAAAGTGTCGCAAGCGGGTCTTGACCTGATAGCCAAGTACGAGGGCATACGGCTCAAGGCCTACAAGTGTTCGGCTGGTGTGTACACCATAGGCATAGGCTCAACCCGCTACGAGGACGGTAGCCCTGTCCAGGCGGGCGATGTGTTGCCGAGCGAGGCGGCTGCTTACAAACTGTTTGCCAACACGCTAGGGCAGTACGAGCGAGCCGTGAGCAAGCTGAGTGGGCTGAAGCAATGCCAGTTTGATGCCTTGGTGAGCCTTTGCTACAACATCGGCGTGGGTGCGTTTGGGAAGTCCACGGCATACCGCTTGGCATCGGCTAATCCTGATGACCCTGCGATCCGTGAGGCCATTGGGCGATTCAACAAGGCGGGCGGGAAAGTCGTACAAGGCTTGGTCAACCGCCGCAAGGCTGAAGCAGACCACTACTTCGGATGAAAGACCTGATAGCCGTTATCGCGCTTATAGCGTGGTGGCTGGCTACGGGCTGGATATGCCTGTTTGTGATAAGGATACCTGAATGAGTGGTAAAGGAAGCGCACCACGGCCTTTCTCGGTGACAGACGAACAGTTTGCCGAGGCGTGGTCAAGGATATTCAACAAGGATAAGGAAGGCCAAGGCGAAAGCCAGCCTGATAGTGAGAGTGATGAACGCTCTGGAACAGAAAGAGCTTTGCGACAAGCTGATTGACTTCGGTAGGCAGGGCAAGAGTTACGCACAAATGGCGGCATCGTTGGATGTGTCACGCAATACGCTGTATCAATGGCGAGCGACTTATCCACAGATAAATGACGCTCTTACACGCGCGAGGGACTACGCCCTTGCATGGTGGGAAGACCGTGGCATGGACGGAATGTTTACCCAGGGCTTCAACGCAACGCTATGGGCTAAGCAAGTATCGTGCCGATTCCCTGACGACTACACAGATAAGAACAAACAGGAAGTGTCCGGCAGCTTGTCGGGGCTTACGGTTCGATTCGTAAAAGGAACAGAAGATGCTGGTTAAGCCGCTTGTACGGCCCATTGTCAGAGCGATAGCAGGCCGCGCAACGGACTCGCTTGGATCGGGCTTCAGCCCTGTCAGCCTGTTTTCCGGCACAGACAAGGGCTACATCTTTGATAACAACGACCTGAGCAGTTTCTACCTTGACAGCGCGGGTACGACTGCCGCCACGGTGAACGGTCTTGTGGGCTTGCAGTTGGATAAATCGCAGGGGTTGGTGCTTGGGGCTGACATTGTTACCAACGGCGGTTTTGATACAGACAGTTCGTGGGTAAAGAACGCCGGATGGACGATTTCTGGCGGCACAGCTAATGCCGCAACCGCTGGCACAAGCTCTCTTGTTCAGGGAACTGCCGCCGCTGTAGCTGGAAAATGGTATCGCATCACTTTCACGGTCGTGTCGTTGACAAGTGGCGCTGGATTCGCTCCGCGTGTCGGTGCGGCAGTCGGAGCCACCGTAAACACAGCTGGAACATTTACCCAGTATTTGTTATCTACATCAACAGAAACGGCGGCGATTATCGCAATCGGAGCGGTTACTGGCTCAATTGATAATGTGATTGTCCGCGAACTCCCCGGCAACCACCGCTACCAGACCACCACAGGCAGCAAGCCGATCCTGCGCGGAACCCCCGTAGGGGGAAACATAGTCACCAATGGCGACTTTGCATCGGGTACGGGCTGGACGCTCGGCGCTGGCGTAAATATCTCAGGCGGGACGCTTAATGTTGACGGTACTGTGTCGCAAAGTGGCGGCATTGTTTTGGCGACACCTACAACCCCATTTGCTGTTGCGATTGGGCGCGTCTATCGAATCGAGTGGCGGCTTGTTTCTTATAGTTCAACTGAAACAATAAGCATACAAATAGGTGGCGCATCTGGGGCAGCCCGGTCTGCCGCTGGTACTTTCGTTGAATATCTCACGGCTACAACCACGGGGCAGTTCAACATTATCACCCGTGGCGCGCCGGCAACTCGCACGGCAACGATAGACAACATTGTCATTCACGATGTATCAGCCGATGCAGTCACCGCCCCCTACGCCTTGCAAATGGACGGCATTGACGACTTCCTGACCACGGCTTCGGTGGACTTCACGGCGAGCGACAAGATGGCTGTGGTGATGGGCGTGCGGAAGTTGTCGGATGCGGCGACTGGTATTGCCATTGAGTTATCTGCTTCTGGTGCGACTGGTTCGTTCTATGTTGGTGCGCCACAGGGCGCGGCGGCAAATTATAGCTTCCGAGCTGGTGGTTCTATTTTTTCATCGGGTACTTCTGCATCAAGCTACCCATCGCCAAACACTTCCGTACTGTCAGGGCTTGCCGATATTTCAGGCGATTCTTTGTCTTTGCGAATCAACGGAACACAGGTCGCAACATCCGCATCCGACCAAGGAACGGGCAACTTCCGCAATGACATTCTCTACTTTGGTCGCCGTGGTGGTGCATCGCTTCCAATGAACGGCCTCGACTTCGGCGGCATCTGCGTCAACAAAACCCTCACCGCATCCCAACTTTCATCCGCTGAACGCTGGACGGCTATCCGTACTGGCGTGACTATCTAAGGAAACCTATGCAACCCATGATTGGCCCTGTTCCCATGATTCTGCCGGAGTCTGTAAAACTCCAGTCCTCAGAGATATTTTTTGTTTTGGATCCGGATGCTGGTGGTGCGGCTACTTTCAGCGTAGCCCTGTCACCATCCGGCGCGGCTAACGCAACCCATTGGGGCTGTTCGACCTATCTGGAACAGCGCACCTATGACGCGCTGACCACCATGAACACGACCCAGTTCAAAGCCTATTGCGACCAGGTTGCCGCCGAGCGTGGGCGCGTGACCCCGAACAATGTCACAGCCTTCAAGAATGGCGTGGTCATCGGTCAGGTGGGTGAATGGTTCTGGGACTTCGCTACCGCCAACGGACTCAAGCCCGTACAACAAGCATAACGCGCAACTGCCTGAAAACGGGCTGATAATCAACTAAAGGAAAAGGACTTTCTCATGGCTCAAACCGTCATCAACGCCGCTGCTACCACGGCGAACACTTCGACCACCCAGACCATTGGCGCTGGCGTATCGGCTACTTTCGCCATTTACGCCGCATCAGGCTCGATTGACGCTGGTCAACGCGCAGTCTTGTACTACGACACTCCGGGCGGCAATGTGCCGATTCCTGGCGGTGCGCTCGGCATCAATAACCCGATCGTGCAAGTGGCTGGCCCTGCCCAAGTCATCTGCGTGAAAGACCCGGCGACTGCCTCTTTCGGCGTACTGATTGAAACCTAATGATTGACTTCCCAGAGGTGTTAGCGCCTCTGTTTGAGCCGTACCGATACAAGGTATTGCATGGTGGGCGCGGTAGTGGCAAGAGTTGGGGCATAGCCCGCGCATTGCTTGTACAAGGGGCGCAGAAGCCGTTACGGATACTCTGCACCCGTGAGATACAGAAGTCCATCAAGAACAGCGTACACAAACTCCTGTGCGACCAGATTAAGGCCTTGGGGCTAGAGAAGTTCTATTCGATTACCCAGACCGAGATTCGGGGCGTTAACGGGACTGAGTTCCTGTTCAACGGCCTGAGCGATATGACGGCTGACAGCATTAAGTCGTTTGAGTCGGTGAACATCTGCTGGCTTGAAGAAGGGCAATCCCTGACCAAGCGTTCCTTGGACATTCTGACCCCGACCATTCGTGCTGAGGGATCGGAAATATGGGTGAGCATGAACCCCGAACTGGAATCAGACGAGGCTTATCAGCGTTTCATTGCTAATCCGCCTGATAACAGCTTCGTGCTACGCATGAACTACACCGAAAACCCGTGGTTCAGCGACACGATGGAAGCAGAACGCGCCCACGCCGAGCGCACCATGCTCAAGGCTGACTACGAGAACATTTGGCTAGGCAAGTGCCGACCAGCGGTGTCCGGCGCTATATATGCCGAGGAAGTGGCTCAGGCTATCGAGGAAGGCCGTATCTGCAATGTGCCGTATGAGGCGCGTTTACAGGTACACGCCATCTTTGACCTTGGCTGGAACGACCAGATGACGGTGATTCTGGCACAGCGCCATGCGTCTGAGTTGCGGGTGATTGACTACATCGAGGACAGCCACAAGACGCTGGACTGGTATAGCGCCAAGCTGAAAGGCATGGGGCTGAACTGGGGCAAGCTGTGGCTACCTCACGATGGGGCGCACAAGGACTACAAGACTGGCAAGAGTGCGCAACAGATTATGCAAGAACTGGGCTGGCAAGTGAGCATTGTGCCTGTTAGCCCGATTGAACCCGGCATCCGTGTGGCAAGACAGACATTCTCACGGTGCTACTTCGACAAGACAAAGACTGCCCGACTGCTTGAGTGCCTGAAGCGGTATCGGCGCAATCTGCCCGCAAGCACTAACGAACCTGGCGCACCTGTCCATGACGAGTTTTCGCATGGCGCAGACGCATTTCGCTACCTGTGTGCCACGGCTGAAAAGATGGTCACTACTTCGCACGAAACCCTCAAATACAAACGGTTGAAATAATGGCAAAGCAACGATATACCGAGATTGAACTGGAAAGCATCGCCCGTAAAGCGATTGACAACAGTTTGGGTTCGCCGGAGTCCGACATTGGGCAGATTCGGCAGCGGAACATTGACTATTACAATGCCGAGCCGATTGGCGACCTTGCCAAGCCTGAGATTGAGGATCGCTCAGACTTCGTATCCACCGATGTGGCTGACACCGTTGAATGGATGCTTCCGGCGTTCATTGATATGTTCGCCAGTTCTGATGACGCTGTTAGCTTTGAAGCACGGCGCACCCAGGACGAGCCACAGGCTCAGATGGCTCAGGCTTACATCAACCATCTGTACTATGTCCAGAACGATGGCCTCAGCCATATGTACGACTGGTTCAAGGACGCGCTGATTCAGAAGGTGGGCTTCAGCAAGACTTGGGTCGAGGAATGTTCTGACGATGTGACGCAGAAGTACGAAGGCCAGTCCGAAGATATGCTGGTCATGCTTCTGCAAGACGGTTGGGAACTGGTCGAACAGCCCGAAGTCGAGGAAGATGGCACGCTGGACTTCACCGTCACCAAGCGTTCCAAGCGCAAACAGATTAAGAACGCCGTCTGCCCGCCGTATTCAATGCGTGTGGACGCTAACGCCCGTTGGGACGCTGAACCCGCCATGATTGGCGAGGTGATGTACAAGCGCCGTTTTGAACTGGAACAGGAAGGCTATGTCGTTGACGATGCCAACGAGGAAACCCCTGAGAGCGAACTGGAAGCCGTTGCCCTGCTCGGTGACAGTTCATACAGCCAAGGCACAAGCCCTGACCGCAGCCATGACCTGATTAAGCTGGAAGAAGTCTACATCAAGCTAGATCAAGACATGGACGGCGTTGCCGAGTGGCTGAAAATCTGCCTTATCGGTGGCAAGCTGGCGATTTACGAGGACGGCGAACCCGCATACGAAGCCGTGGACGGTCATCCGTACACATGGATTTGCCCAGTTCCGCGCCCGCACAGCTTCTACGGCGACTGCCCTGCTGACTTCGCTATTCAACCGCAGAAACTCCGTACCCATACCATCCGCGCCATTCAGGACAATATGTTCCTGACGGTCAATCAGCGCACCTATGTCAACACATCGGCTGGCGTGAATGTGGATGACCTGTTGGAGTCCCGTCCTGGCGGCGTGGTGCGTGGCGATGCCCCGTACTCCGAGGCCATGCAGACCATCGTACAGCCGAACCTTGGCGCACCTGCCTACCAGTTCAATGAGTTCCTTGAGGGCTGGAAAGAGAACCGCACGGGCTTTACCCGTTATAGCCAAGGTACGGACTCCAATGCGTTAAATAAAACTGCCACGGGCGTAAGCATCATCACGCAGAAGTCCGATATGCGGGTCAAGCTGATGGCTCGATTCTTCGGCGTGGGCATGAAAGCCCTGTTTGCCAAGATGCTGAAACTGTCCATCACGCACCTGAACCAAGAAGAAATTGTCCAGATTGCCGGACAGTATGTGCCGATTAACCCGTCCCACTTCCGCAACGACTTCAATCTGAAGATTCGTGTCGGTCTGGGTACGGGTAGCAAGGAACAGCAGTCAGCCCGGATTATGGCGCTGATGCAAGTGATGCAGGGCGGTGTGCAGATGGGCGTGGTTAAGCCTGAGAACATCGCAGAGGCCATCAAATTGTTTGCCGAGGCCAACGAGTTCAAAGAACCCGAACGCTTCGTGAGCGCCCCTGACGGTCAGCCTAGCCCTGAGCAGATTGCCCAAGGCCAACAGGCGTTGCAGATGCAACAGCAGCAGCTTGAGCAGATGGGCGGCCAGATGCAGCAGATGGCTCAGGAAAACGAGCAGTTGAAAGCCCAGTTGCAGAACAAAGAGGCTGAAACCATGATTAAGGCGCAAGACGGTCAAGTGAACGCCGAAATCAAGTCGCAAGAACTGGCGCTGAAAGAGCGTGAGTTGGCGATCAAGGAACAGGAATTTGCCCTGAAGGAACAGGAAGCCCGTCTGAAGGCTGAACTGGAGTTCTACAAGGCCGAAACCGAGCGCCTTGCTGCGATGACCCCGCCGATGATGGAACAGCCTGTTTACATTGGCTAACGCGCCACCATCTGTGAACGGGCTGATAATTAATACATGAATGAAGCCAAAGATATTGAGCGCGGGGCATTAGCCGAGTCCGTGCTGAGTAACCGCGTGTTCCAGGAGTCCTTTGACACTCTGGAAGCCAAGATAACTAACGAATGGAAGCAAAGCCAATGTCCGATAGAAAGGGAAAAGTTGCACCTAAGCCTGTTGCTGATGAAGCGATTGGAGTCGCACCTGAAGTCATTAGTGATGAACGGGGAAGTGGCGGGGCGAGTGGTGGAAAGAAAGAACAAGCTCGTGGAAAGACTTGGGCTGAGGTCAGCGCAATACTGAAAGACGCAGAGGGTGAGTTCACCCCTGTCACCCATGTGTATGTCACCGAGCCTGAAGCCGAAGTCTGGAATGGCATCTACGGTGGCGCAAAGGTATTCAAGGGCGATAACTACGCACTCCTGTCCAACGGGAAGCGTATCGCGCTTTAACAAATCCCCGACATGGTGTTGGGGCGTATTACAAGGAAGTAACTATGGAAGGCCAAGCTGAAAAGCAGCCAGCCGAAACCGTTGATCTTGACGGCATCGCTGGTCTTATTGACATGGATGTCGAAGCGGAAACCGATGACGAGGCGGGCGAGCCTGAGTCTGAGGAAGAACAAGGCGAAGCACCAGAAGGCGAAGAACAAGACGCAGACGAGGACGAACAGTCCGAAGAAGCCGAAACCGAAACCCTCACCCATGAGGGCAAAGAGGTCAAGCTGAAGAAGTCTGAGGTGCTTGAACTGGCGCAGAAGGGCTTTGACTACACCAAGAAAACGATGGCTCTGGCAGAAGAACGCAAGGCGCTAGAACCCGTCAAACAACAATATCAGGAACGGCTGACTCAGCATGAGCAAGCCCTGACTGAAACCATGCACCGATTACAGACTGCGGCAGACTTTTTGGAGTCCGAGCTTGGACAGCCGCCGTCAACTGACCTCGCATCATACGATGCTGGTGCATACATCGCCCAGAAGGAAGCGTATCAAGCCCGTGTAGATAAGTTGCGGAACACATACGGACAGCTTCAGCACCTTGAACAACAGCAGAACCAATTACGGCAATCTACCCTGTTGGAAAAGGCAAATGAAACTGAGAAGTATCTGGTCGAGCATCTGCCAGGTTGGAAGGACGCGCCTGAAAAGAGCCTTGCCGAACTCAACTCGTACATAAAAGAATTTGGTCTGTCCCCGGAAACGACCAAAGAAGCCTATGTCGAGCGCGGCCTGTGGGAAATTGCCCACAAAGCCCGTGAGTATGACCGCCTGATGGCGCAAAAGGCCACGCTCAAACCGAAAGCCGAACTGCCCAAGGTGAACAAGCCTTCGGCAAACCACAATCCAACCAATGTACGCCAGCAAGAGGCTCTTAAACGGTTTAAGTCTAAGCCGAGCCTTGAAACGCTGGCTAATCTTATCTAAAGGAATAGATAATGCCTGCTAATACCCTCCTCGTACCTTCCGTAGTGAAGGTCAAAGAAAATGTGCTGGAAGCCATCAACAACTTCTCTGCTGATGACTCCCCGTTTACCTCCATGATTGGCTCGCAAGATGTGAGCAATGTCTACTTCGAGTGGCAGCGTGATGTGTACCGTGCCCCGGTGCTGACCAACGCCGCTGTTGACGGTGCTGACGCTGCCTACACCTCGCAAGTCCAGCCGGGTCTGTTGAACAACCGCACTCAGATTTATCAGGACACCCTGAGCATTTCCAACACCGCCGAAGCTGTTAAAAAATACGGCCGGGACAAGGAGTACCGCCGGTTGCTGGTCAAAAAAGCCATCGAGCTAAAAAGGGACTATGAAGCCAACTGTATCGCTTCTGGCGCAACCGTGACCGACAACGGCACGAACGCTGGTAAGCTGCGCGGTCTGGCTGGCTTCCTGACCAAAGGCTCGGTTGCTGCCGCTACCTCGGCTCTGCCTGACCCGACCACCAACACCGCCCCGAACAGCGGTGGTGCTGATCGCGCTCTGACCTCTGACATGATTAAGGCGGCTCAACAGTCGGCTTATGAAAACGGTGGTGACGGCGCAATCCTGCTCTGCTCGCCTGCTCACAAAATCAAAGTCAGCACCTTTGACTTTGGCGTGAGCCGTACCCATGAAGTTACCGCCAAGACTGCTGACATTCAGCCGTACGCGTTTGACTTCATCCGTGGCGACTTCGGCATGATTAAGGTTGTTCCGAACCGTGTCATGGCCGTCAGCGACCAATCCCTGACCAACTCGCTGTACCTGATTGACCCGGACAAGTGCAAGAAGGCTTATCTGCGTAGTCTGGAAACCGAGAAGATGGGCGTTGTCGGTGACTCGCAGCAGTGGCAAATCCGCATGGAAGCCTCGCTGTGGATTGGCGATGAGCGTTGTATGTACCAAATCCGCGATATCACGACCTCTGGCTCGTAATCAAGGAACGAATTGGGGTGGGGCTTCGGCCTCACCCCTTTTCTCCCGACTATGAATAATACCAAGACGACAATGTATGACACAGGTGACGATGAAGTCACTCTGGTCAAAGAATACAAGATGAGCGATATCCGCAAGGTTGTCGATCATTCTAAGGCAATGGCAAGCGCAGGCATGACCGAGAACACGCACGGCGACAAGCTGGTTGCGTCCGTCCATCCCGCCGTCCTGATTGCATGGCTTAACACTCGCGGTCTGACGATGGCTGAGTTTATGTCGGGCGGTACTCCGCTGGCTAAACAGTTCCTCGAGGATCCGGACAATAGTCAGTTCCGGATTTGGCGCGGAAAGATTTAAGCACCACCCACTTACAGGATTCCTAAATGAACTTCGCCTCATACGCTGACTTCCGCGAAAAAGTGCGCGTCCTGATTGAGGGCGATGAAATTGGCGAAACCTTCAGCACGACCACGCTTGACCTGATTATCGGTCTAGCCGAGCAACGCATCTACCGCGACCTCCGTGCTTCGACCATGTACACCACGGCGACCCTGACCACGGTTGCCAGCAATGCCCTCCCGTTGCCGACCAGCCTGATTGCGCTGGATCGCGTAGTCATCGGCGATGACCAGGTGGAAGTGACCGACCTATGGCGCGTTGAGCAACTTATCAACAGCGGTTCATCGGCATCTGACCCGACCTATTGCGCCCAGCGTGGCGACTCCCTTATCTTCTTCCCCGCCGTAGCCGATAGCACATCCATCGTGCTGTCCTACTATGCGCGACCTGCTGACCTTTCGGCTGGCAAGTGACGGGTCTAGGCCATACAGGTCAGCCAGAGCCGACTTGCGCTGTTCGCCTTCGCCAGTAATGGCGAGTTTGGCAAGGGTGTTGCCCCGTGCGCCTTGGAAGGAGTCGTAAAACGCCTTTCCTGGCTGATAGTGGATTAGTTCAGTCATATTAAGGTTTCCATCCCGGTGAGCCTACGCCTGTGTACCAGTTGTTGTTGCTAAGGTCGGGCAAGGCATACGGGCTGGACGGCGCGACATAACCGCTGGTCGGCGTAACCTTGCTACCGAAGTAGTTGCCAGCGATACCGCCGATTTGGTTGGCAGCGTTGCCCCATGCGTTAGCTTGGCTGTTGTAGGCCGAGGCGCGGTTGGTGGCGTTGTTTTGCAGGGCAGTCCCCATGCTGTTAGCGTAGGACTGACCTAGCGCACCAAGGTTCTGAGCCGTACCCGAACCCGTGCGACTGATGCCAGCCAGCTTGTCGTAGAAGTTGTTGTAGTTGGTCGTAGCCATGCCCTGCGCGTACTTGTTCAGGTCTTGACCGTAACCACCTGAGTACAAGCGACCCCGTGCGGCGGCAGAGCGATCCATACCCTTCATGCCTTGGTCAAGCGAGAACTGATAGTCCGGCGAGTCAAAGAACTTGCTGTAATCGCCACTCAACAGGGCTTGCTGCGTACCAATGGCGGTCTTGCCAGCATCCAGCCACGGCATCTGGTCAGCCCGGGTAAGGTCAAACTGACGCTTCTGTTCGGCAATGGTCGCGTCCGTGGCCTTCTGCGATGCGTTTGCACCAGCCTTGGCTGCGCCAGCGGCCTTGTTTGCACCATAGATAGCGGTTGCGCCACCGATAACGGCGGGGATTATTGCTGCGGGCATATTGCTACTCCGAATAAATGATTGTCATAAAGCTGCCCACCCTTGCGGTAAGCCTGTTTTTCCGTACCTATAAACTCAAACCCCACCCTCTTAGCCGCCACATAAGCGGCACCGTTTCAGTCAGCAAACCCAGTCCTCAGCCATGCGGATTTTGTCCGCCCCAGAACGGCCCCAAACCCAACAAATGCCTGCCCCCTGTTCCT